ACCTTTGTTCCATGATAGGATACCCTGCTGCATCCACTTAGGCAAGTTCTCGTAAGCAATCTGTAACCTACTTAGAAGTTCTCTAGCGGTGCTAGCCTTGTTAGCGAGGATGCCAATATTAACACTGTCATTAAAGACGACATGGTGAAGCAGAAAAGAAATAACAGTCGTGCTTTTGCCAGTCTGTCTTGGCATTTTGCAGATGTTAAATCTATTCTTGTAAAAGTTGTTAATAAGTTTTTCTTGGAAGTCATAGGTCTTGAATGGTTGTAGACCATGGTCAAGAGTCACAATCTTGACATAATTTTGTGCAAAGTAAACAGGGTTATCCTTGCACTTCAAATACTCCTCAATATTCTCCTGTGTAAACTCAATCTGGGTGTTTGCCTTTTTGAGATTAGGATTACCAAGATAAATTTCACTCATATTTTTTAAACAGTTGCTGTTGTCAGTGCAATACCCACATCTCCACCACCAAAGAAGTCATCTTGCATTGCTGCTTGTGTGCTAGTGGCACCACCACCTGCCCAACTTATATAGATGGGGTTGCCATCACCATTGACATCCTTGGTAGCAATAATTGCTTGGTTTGATTCGTCAAAGAGATCAATACTATTGTCAGAGTGATATCTAATAGAGAACTTGGTGCTACCAGGATTGGGGTCAGTCCACTTAGTTGCAGAATAATTGGAGTTACTAGTATTAAACGTAAATCCTTTCAGATTATCAAGTTCCTCACTGGTGTTACTCTGGAAAGCCCAGTCCCAATAAGTTTGATTGTTCTCAAGGTTTGATAAACCAGAGGATGCATTAGTGGAACTCCACTGTCCAATCTGAGAGTTGGGATGTGATGTAGGAAGCAACCAGTGCATCTTATATCCAGCAGGGATGCCATCCTTATGTCTCCATACTTGATCTGCTGCCCATGCAAGTGGGTTACCAGTGCTGTGAATGCCTACACCACCAAGATCTTGGTTCTCTGGGAATCCACCAATTCTCCAGTTCTGCCATGGATTGTAATAACCAGGTGGTTCATGAGCAATCTCCCAACCATATACTTCAATACCTTGAACAGTAGGAAGTCTGGTTGAATCACCACCAAGAGAGATGAAAATAGGATTACCATCTAGTGCTGTATTAGATGTAGCAATCTTAGTTCTTACACCTGCGTTTACACTATAAACAACAAGTTTGTTAGTTCCATACTCATACTGCATTCTCATACTTGTACCAGCCAATACTGTATTTTCATCAATACCAGCAGCAAGTGTGAAAGCACCATCTTGTTCACCTTGTGCCTTTGGTTTTCCAGTTCTATCAAATCTAATTTGGAAGGAATAATCTCTCTTAGTGCTATCCAGAACACCAATCTTCATGTTATTTTTAGTAGCACCATGCTGGTTAATGGCCAATTGAGTCCAGATAAACTCTTGTCCTGGTCTCATCTTCTGACCCCAGGTTACATTATATAATGCAGAACCAATATAATAGAAACCATTATTAGAGATAAGGGCAGTGGTTGCTTCCTGCAATGCATATCCATTAGCAGAGAGGATCAACCAAGTATTAGCATTGTGACCTGATTCCCAGTCACGATACTCCATAAACCAAGCTGCCTTGTTCCACTCCCATTCATACTGAACATAGTCTGACAACACATCCTCAGAGTTGTTTACAGCAAGAAGATGTGGATACATATCACCACTTAGTGTATCATCACCAGTAAGGATTACCTCATCAGTATCTTCATCAAAAAGATCCCAAGTGTTATCAGCATTATATCTCCAGGAAATATTCCTGCCTGGCAAAGGAAGACTGGTACTACCATCAATAGCAGTATAATTTGTATTCAATGTAGCATCTTCATGAGCAGTGAACCTCTCCTGGTTAGTAAGTCTCCAGGTCATCTCACCTGCTTGATAGGCATTGTTCTCACCACTACCTAGGTCTTCTGTTCCCTCAAATGCTGTTGCCCAATATTGATTACCAGCAGTTGTTGGAACTGTAAACTTTACTTTCAATCCAGCTTTTAATGCTCTGTTAGATTTCCACACATCGTTAGTTTTGGTTCCATCATAGAAACTACTTGAACTAGGACGATCTGAATCTGTGTAAGATCTAAGTGTAAAATCTTGTCCCCTAACTTCTGAGACAGTTGGAAGGAAAGTGCCAGCATCAGGATCACCAGCAGCGAAGTAGATATAAGTTTCAGTTAATCCTGATCCTACTATAGAATTTGATTCTGATAGCATCCAATCACCTGTTCCAGCAGCTTCCCAGAGTTGTAACTTCTCTGTTGTATGGTCATATCTGATATAATATGATCCATTATCTACTTGAATGTCTTTTGGAAATTCAACACCAGTAGCACCAGTGGCTGTAGTAGCAGCCTCCCAGTCAGTTCTGTTATGGTTGTATTGCCACTTCGCTTGCCAGTTAGATTTGTTACGAACATTATCACCACCACTTACACCAACACCACCATTCCAAATACCAACGTGAGTGCTATTGCCAGGAATTGAGAATGCAATTTCATTACCTCTTCTTACTGGTGTACCATAGAAGACAACACCATTGTCAAGGTTGTGTTCATTATTAGCAAGTTGAACACCATTATTGAGGTAGAAGTATGAAGTGGATGCAGCAAGTGATACTGGTGATACATTATTCAGAGCTGATACATCAACATCAACTGTAGTTTCACTATTGAGGGTAAGTCTTAATGTACTATTACCAGACGTAAGAATGCCAGTAGCTGTAGTAGAAACACCAGAAGGAAGACTGTGAGCATCTGAAAGATCAAATGCTGGTGTTGCATCTGATTCACCAGGAACAAAGTTGACACCACCAAGACTAGTAATGGGTAGGTTTCCAGTACCAACTACTCCTGTAAGTTGAGATGCATGTATTCCTGTAGAGATTGCAACATTTACAACATCATTAGAAACTGAAACACTATCAACATTACCTGTAAAATTAATAGTTGTTCCACCACCAACTAATGCTGAATTTTTTTGGAAATCAATTTCATTGACCTTCTTATTTGCCTGGTCATTGATATAATCAACAATTTGTGCTGCACTGAATCCAAGATCAGTAGAAAGAATTTGATTTGCTTGATTCTTAATTCTACCTATCTTCAATCCTTTGAAGATTCTTCTTGGAGTGACACCATCTCTAGCAAATAAATCAGTTCTAACAATTCTAATTCTATCTGAATGAAATGGATTGATTGATGCTAAAACTTTACCACCAAGTGGTGCAGGTTGAACTCTTCCTCCATCAAAGAAAATATTACCTGCTGAAACATCTGCAAAAATTCTGAATTTCTTTGCCATCTTATGCTACCACATTTACTGCGAATGCTGCCATCTCAAAAGTTCCTTCCTCACTAGATTGTACTTGAATGTTAAAACTCCCTGCATTGTCCTTTGTTGTCCCTTCAAGAGTATCACCAACAAAGAAGGAGAATATTGTTTCAGAAGAATAGTTCTGATCAGCACCCTCATTCATAATGAGTGCCTGTTCTTTAGTTATACTAAAATTAGTTAGGCCAGTACCTTGGGTTGCTGTATTAGTTGTGAAAGTCAATCTCACATCAAGGTTAGCATTGTCAACATCAGGATTAAATATACAACCAACCCTGACTGTTGCAGATGCTCCTGAAGATAATCCAGCAAGAGAGAATTGTGTCTGACCTGTTCCAATGGTTGCTGCACTACCAACCCAAGGGTTTTGATCAAATACATCAGACATCACTGTGGGCAAATGATATTGAGTTCCTGCTGCACCAATTTGAGGTTGAACAAGAGTAAATGTATCCTCTTCTAGTTCTTGACTGGTGTTAGCAACTCCAACAGTATAGAAGTCAGATGAGTATGCATAATAACCCTGAATGGCATCTCTTACATCAGAGGTGTTTGCGATGCCTCCACCTCCACCTCCACCTCCAGAGTTGGTGACACCAATAAACTTACCAGTTGATGCCTGATATGATAGAACCTTTCCATCAACCTTAACAGAATCTCTA